CGAACGAGCCCTACCTAAAGACCATAGGTTGACTGGACCAAATTCTGTATCTTTCCATTCTATAGACATGTTGTTGGTTGTACTGGGGTGAAGCCTTCTGGTAAATATAAATAGTCTTGATGAATGCAAGCGGTTGACCATTGTTTAAGTTCACCTTGTACGCATTCTTGAAAATATTGATGAGCATGGGCACAGGATTCGAAGTTACCTATGTACTGTCGATCATTATCTAAATACAGATATAGAACCCACTCAAACATTTTAACATTATACCCTTTTTTATATATTATGTTACAATTCAATTTATTAGCTGCAATTTCAAGGTGTAAACAGCGACACATGACAGAAAATAGAGAACCAATAGTACCTCCAGTCGAAGAAAATATTCCTTTACCTAAAGGAGCTAGAGATGCTTTGCCTGAATTAACTCCACAAGAAGAATTATTAGCTAGAAGTAAAACAATTAAGTTGATTGCGGACCTCAATGGAGAAACTATTGAGCCAACTAAGGATCAAGTTGATGAAGCTACTAAAATGGCTAAGGAAATGATGACTGATAGAGACCTAAAACACGAGTTTGACAACTATCCTAACGAAACTATAGCATTTTTGACAGGGTTAGTAGCGTCAACCAGCCATATGGTAGTAAAAGACCTAGCAGATATTAAGTTATCAGTGCTAAATGGACTATTACAAGAGGCAGCAACGGCTAAATCAGCCCGTGAACGTATCTCAGCATGGTCTAGAATAGGTGAAATAGACGGAGTAGACGCATTTAAGAAGAAAACAGAGGTTACACATGTCACTAAATCAGGTAAAGAGCTTGAAGAAGAGCTGAAAAAGACGATTGAAGAGCTAAAAGGTAAGGTAGTTGAAGGCGAAGTGATAGAAGACGATGACGATCAGTAAAAAAGACCTTGATTTACTAGAACAAGCACTACCAACGATGTCTGAAAAAGAAAGGCAACGTAATTTAAAGCTATTAACAGAATATAAAAAAGAAATAACTAAGGAACGCGGAGCAAAAAGGTTCTTAGACTTTATTAAACATGTATACCCAAACTATATTATAGGAGAACATCATAGACGGCTGGCTCAACTCTTTGAAGACATCGCTAACGGAAAGAAAAAACGCATTATTGTCAATATTGCTCCTCGACATGGAAAGAGTGAACTCATCTCGTACCTCGCTCCCGCGTGGTTTTTGGGTAAGCACCCGGCTAAGAAGGTTATCATGGCATCGCATACAGCTGACCTTGCAGTTAATTTTGGTCGTAGAGTCCGTAACCTCGTGGGTAGTGACTCATACAAAGATGTGTTTCCAGAGATTGAGCTCCAAGCAGACTCTAAGTCGGCTTCGCGATGGGGTACTAATTATAATGGTGAGTATTTTGCCATTGGTGTGGGCGGCGCTCTTGCTGGACGCGGGGCTGACCTCTTTATCATCGACGACCCTCACTCAGAACAAGATGCAAAACTCGGAAAGCCAGACGTATTCTTACCAGCCTGGGAATGGTTTCAATCGGGTCCCTTGCAGCGTCTCATGCCTGGAGGAGCAATCATTGTCGTTATGACACGGTGGTCTAAGCTAGACCTCACAGGACAGATAGTTAACCAGATGGTTAAGAATGATGAAGTAGATGATTGGGAGGTAGTGGAGTTCCCAGCCATACTAGAAACTAAAAAAGGTGAAGAAGTACCGCTTTGGCCAGAGTTCTGGTCATTGGAAGAATTAAGAGCTAGACGTGCTGCACTAGATGTTAGATATTGGAACGCTCAGTATATGCAAAATCCAGTATCAGAAGAAGGTGCATTGATAAAAAGAGAGTGGTGGAACATATGGGAAGAAGATAATCCACCGTCATGTGAGTTCGTTATTATGACATTGGATGCTGCTCAAGAGGCTAATAATAGGTCAGACTATAATGCCTTAACTACTTGGGGAGTATTTTTTAACGAAGAAACCAATAATTATAATATAATACTATTGAATGCAATTAAGAAACGTCTAGAATTCCCAGAGCTAAAGCAGCTTTGCATAGAAGAATATAGAGATTGGGAACCTGACTCCTTTGTTGTTGAAAAAAAATCTAACGGGGCTGCACTTTACCAAGAGTTCAGAAGGATGGGTATACCCGTTGGAGAATTTACCCCAGGAAAAGGTCAGGACAAGATCAGTCGAGTCAATGCTATATCTGATTTATTTAGTTCAGGTATTGTCTGGGCTCCAGAACATAGATGGGCAAATGAAGTTATAGAAGAGTGTAACGACTTTCCTTCAGGTGCCAATGATGACTTAGTTGACGCAACGACGTTAGCTTTAATGCGTTTTAGACAAGGTGGGTTTATAAGGTTACCAAGTGATGAAGAAGATGATATACCTGGTTTTAGGAGTTCTGCTCAAAAGCGTTTATATGCTGTATAAATTTTTTAAGACTTTACACCTAATACTTTTAATACTACTGAATTTAATTTTAATACAAATAGGAAAACTTTTTAGGAACTAACTATGGCAGCGAATGATATAGATAAGGGAATAGCTCAAGCACCTATGGGTATTGATGATATGATGAAAGACATGGCTAGCATGGAGCCTGATCTTGAAATTGAAATCGAAGACCCAGAAGAAGTTACCATTAGAGCAGGTGGTATGGAGATTGAAATAGACCCAGATGATGACGAAGATGATTTTGGTAAAAACTTAGCAGAAGAGATAGACGAAGATTCTTTAGCAAAACTAGCTGATGAATTATTAGAAGATTATGAGAGCGACTTATCAGCACGTCGTGATTGGTTAGATACTTACGTTGACGGTTTAGATTTATTAGGTCTTAAATTAGAAGACAGATCAGAACCATGGGAAGGAGCATGTAATGTATTTCACCCACTCATGACAGAAACTCTAGTTAAGTTCCAAGCAGAAACAATGACCGAAACATTCCCAGCTGCCGGTCCAGTCAAAACACAAATCATTGGTGACCTTACAGAAGAGAAAGAAGAAGCTGCTAAACGTGTACAAGACGACATGAATTATCAGCTTACACAGAAAATGCCTGAGTACAGACCTGAACATGAGCGTATGTTATGGGGTTTAGGTTTAGCTGGTAACGCATTTAAAAAAGTTTATTTTGATCCATCACTAGACCGTCAGGTTTCTATGTATATTCCTGCTGAAGATTTAGTTGTGCCTTATGGTGCTTCAGATTTAGAATCAGCAGAACGAGTTACACATGTAATGCGTAAGACAGCGAATGAATTACGTAAACTACAAGTTGCAGGTTTTTACCGTGATATTGAATTAGGTGAACCATCACATAACTTAGAAGAAGTTGAAAAGAAGATTGCAGAAAAGATGGGATTCAATGCAACAACTGATAATAGGTTTAAGATTTTAGAAATGCACGTTGACTTAGACTTAGAAGGTTACGAAGATGAAGACGACGGTAAGAAAACAGGAATTGCATTACCTTATGTTGTAACTATTGAAAGATCAACACAAGAAGTTTTATCTATTAGACGTAACTGGAACCCAGATGATAAGACTAAACAGAAACGTCAACACTTTGTACATTATGGATATGTGCCAGGATTTGGTTTCTACTGTTTTGGTTTGATTCATTTAATAGGCGCGTTTGCAAAATCAGGCACAATGCTATTAAGACAATTGGTAGACGCGGGTACATTATCTAACCTTCCTGGTGGTTTCAAATCACGAGGTCTTAGAATTAAAGGAGATGAAACCCCAATAGCTCCTGCAGAATTCCGTGATGTGGATGTACCTTCTGGTACTATCCGTGACAATATTATGGCTCTACCTTATAAAGAGCCAAGCCAAGTTTTAAATCAGTTGATGAACCAGATCATTGATGAAGGAAGAAGATTTGCTTCAGCGGCTGATTTAAAAGTATCTGATATGTCAGCTAACGCTCCAGTTGGTACTACACTAGCTATTCTAGAACGTACACTTAAAGTTATGTCAGCTGTACAAGCTCGTATTCACTATGCAATGAAACAAGAGTTTAAACTCTTAAAAGGTATTATACGTGACTTTACAGACGCATCATATACATATGAACCTGCTGACGGAAGTAAAAGAGTTAAGCAAGCTGATTATGATACGGTAGAAGTCATACCTGTGTCTGATCCTAACGCAGCAACTATGTCACAGAAAGTTGTTCAATATCAAGCTGTTGTGCAGTTAGCACAAGCTAACCCACAGATTTATGACATGGTTGAACTTAATAAACAAATGTTAGAAGTATTAGGGGTTAAGAATATAGATAAACTAATTCCACAATCTGATAAGGCTAAGCCTCAAGACCCTGTATCAGAAAACATGAATATACTTAACAGTAAACCTGTTAAAGCATTTATATACCAAGATCATGAAGCACATATCACAACACATATGGCATTTATGAATGATCCAAAACTAAAACAAATGGTTGGACAAAGCCCAAATGCACAAGTATTACAAGCAACTATGGAAGCACACATAGCAGAACATTTAGCTTTCCAATACAGAAAAGAAATAGAAAACCAAGTAGGTGTACCACTACCAGCACCTAACGAGGAAATGGACGAATCAGTCGAACTTGATCTATCAAGAGTTGTTGCAAAAGGAGCACAGCAGTTACTACAAAAAGATATACAAGAAGCTCAAGCACAAGAGATCATGCAGAAACAACAAGACCCTATCTTGCAAATGCAACAAAAAGAGTTGCAAATTAAGGAACTCGAAGCTCAAACAAAAGCTCAGAAGATGCAAGCAGATACAGCATTAGATCAAGCTAAACTTGAATTAGAGAAGATAAAACTAGAATCTGAAGAAAGAATTGCTGGTGCTAAGATTGGCGCTAATGCAGTGATGGATAACAGAAAGATAGAATCACAAGAATTAATCGCAGGAACTAAAATAGGAGTTGACGCAGTAAAAAATAAAAATACACGGAAGGAGTAGTAAATGATAGATGGAACGTTAAAACTTTTAGCTGAAAAGATAGAAGAAGAACGCAAAATTATTTTAGAATCATTAGGTGATGGGCATGCTCAAGATTTTGCTCAATACCAAAACAGTGCAGGCATTATTCGGGGTCTCATGATTGCACAAAGACACATTGCAGACCTTGCAAAAAATATGGAGGACGATGATGAGTGAGATCATTACGCCAAATAAAACTATTGTAGACTTCAAGGGCAAGAACATTAAAGCCGACGAAGAACCACAACAAAAACCCACACAACTACCAGAAGTCAGAGGCTACCGCATTTTATGTGCAGTGCCTAGCGTTGATGAAGCGTATGAGAGTGGGATAATTAAAGCAGGTACAACCAAACACATTGAAGAACATTCAACTGTGGTTTTATTTGTTATTAAATTAGGAGATATGGCTTATGCAGACAAAGACAGATTTCCTACAGGACCTTGGTGTAAAGAAGGTGACTTCGTTATTACTAGGGCATATTCTGGAACTCGTATCAAAATACATGGTAAAGAGTTTCGCATTATTAACGACGATACCGTTGAAGCAGTGGTCGATGACCCACGCGGATACGAACGCGCATAAGGAGTTAAAGTATGGCAAATATAATTAATGAAATACCAGCAGAACTTGAAGAAGAGGAAACAACGGAAGTTGAACTTGAATCATCTGAAGATAAAGCTGATTATGAAGAAGCTGTAGAAGCTAAAAAAGAAGCTAAATCAGAACCTGAATTTGAGATTGAAGAGGAAGATGATACTCCTCCAGAAGACAGGGGACGTGACCCACTACCAGATAAAGTAAAACAAGAATTAGAAGAAGATAATCTGGAAGACTATTCATCACGAGTCAAAGAAAGAATGGCTCAGTTGAAAAAAGCTTGGCACGACGAAAGACGTGCAAAAGAAGCACTAGATAGAGAAAGAGCAGAAGCAGTTAAGTATGCTCAAAGTATTATTAGTGAGAACCAAAAACTAAAGAAAACTTTATCTACTGGTGAAGAAGATTATCTTAAAACATTAAAAGAAAAGTATGAGTCCGACGTTAATTATGCTAAACGCGAATACCGTGAGGCATATGATTCAGGAGACCCAGATAAGATTGTTGAAGCTCAAAGTAAACTAAACGAAGCTCAGTTCAAATTACAGAACGCTATGGGCATGAAACCTCAATATAATACTTTACAAGAGGAACAAAATAGTGTACAAATAGCACAACAGCAAAATTTTACACCTCAAGCACCAAAACCAGACTCAAAAGCCGCTGCATGGCAAGAAAATAATGCCTGGTTTGGCAGAAACAAAGTGATGACTGCCACAGCTTTGGGGTTGCATGATGAACTTGTTAGTGAGGGTATAGACCCAACATCTGACCAATATTACCGTCGTATAGATGATACGATGCATAAATTGTTTCCAGATCATTTTGGGGACGCTGAAGAATCGTTGGAAGGACAACCTGCCCAACGCACTAAAAAACCTTCTACTGTTGTTGCTCCTGCAACTCGGTCGACCGCACCTAAAAAAGTGAGATTGACTAAAACACAGTTAGCTTTAGCTAAGAAATTTAAGCTAACACCAGAGCAATATGCAAAAGAACTTTTAAAAACGGAGAACGCAAATGGATAACAGAAAAACTAGAGAAGCAGTAACTCGTGAAGAAACAGATATGAGAACAAAGCAATGGGCACCGCCTTCTTTGCTCCCAGAGTTTAAGAAGCAGCCAGGTTGGGCTTATAGATGGGTTCGAGTCACTCTTGCTAATGAACCTGATGCCAGAAACGCTTCTTCGAAAATGCGTGAAGGCTGGGAACCTGTGAAACATTCAGAGCACCCAGAAATTAAATTAACGTCAAACCCAAACAGTCAGTTTAAAGACTCTGTTGAAGTAGGTGGTTTGATACTTTGTAAAATGCCACAAGAAATGGTAGATCAAAGAAATGCATACTATAAACAAAAGACAGAAGGTCAAGCGCAAGCTGTTGATAATAGCTTTCTAAAAGAAAATGACCCACGTATGCCATTGTTCTCTGATAAAAAATCTACTAAGTCTTTTGGTAAAGGTTAAAATCTTTAAGGAGATATTATTATGGCAACAACAGCCGCACC